GCCAAAGCGATGATACCGACAGACCAGCAACACCTGTCGGCAAACCAAAATAATCAGAAAGAGAACCAACCGGCCAGCCGGTAGAAACCGGACTAACGATTTGAGGAACAAGAAAATCCGTAGAATCACCCGGGTCAACCTGCTCTCCATTAAATTTCTGCCAATTATCCCAAACAAGTCTAACAGGAATGGCGAAATAAAAAATGTCGAGGAACAAGTTATCCATAAGAGGAGCAATCGGCGTAGCAAGTCGACCGAAAACAGAATGACGAAGATTCAAGGTATCACCAGGCAAAGCCTCATCAACAAAAATAGGAACAAGATAACCAGCATCAAACGTAGTTTTAAGACCATGGCTACGATCAAACGAACTACGCTGAATCTCGGCAGAAGGAATCTGCGAAAAGTTGTGAGCCATTACAGATTTCAAATAAACACCTCCCAAAAAATAATTAAAAAGGGTACCAAAGAAGTAACAGTGTCAGTCAGACAGTTGGCATCAAGTATGCCAACTGTCTGACTGGAATTACGAGGAGCGTTTTTTAAGTAACGTCTTACCCTCGGACTCCACAACTTCAACCACGATAGGAGCAGGAGGCTCAGGCTTTGCATCGCAAAGACCAAGTTTTACAGCCTCATCATAGTTAGTATCTAAAGCCAAAAATTCAAGCATTTTGGCAGGATTATTGCCAAAGCGGTCACGAACATCAGAAGGCAGTGTAGCAAAATGTTCGGTAGCCTCCAGTATAATCTGGTGAGCCGATTCGAAAGTCGGAACATCGACAAAATCACCAAACTGAGGACGAACCGTAGGCTGGTTCGCAATACCATGGTAAGAACCGGTACGGTTATATCGTGCAACCATTTTATTAATGTTGCACTCATCGGCGGCAGCCTGAATAGTTTTTGATGGCTCCTCATTGACATGAGTACGCCGGTCAGGAAGATTGAATCTGCTCTTGATTTCCATTAAACACCTCCAAACGTGGCCGTTGGCCACTACGAATAAAAAGCACTACAGGCAAATTAGTGAAAGTACCACTATGATCATTAAAAGATCCCAAATGCATAAGACGAAAATCATCAGGAAACTGATAAATAGTAGAACGTTCATCGGCACAAAGCTGAAGAAATGCACGTTCGGCCGAAGCCACATTAATCTGGTGAAACGGAGGACCAAAAACCTCACTCTTTGTATCATAGATTGAAAACACTTGATGTATCACCTATACCACTCCCTGATTCAAATTTTCGAACAGAACGACGGCTAACAAGAAGAGCATGAAGCGCCCGATCAGCAAACCTCCTAACATTAAAAATTTGTTTCTTAGCATGTAATTTTCTTTTCGTCTTAACAACAGAAAATTCCTTCTTTTTGTAATTATCAAAAAGTCGGTCATAGTAACGAGGAGGACGACCAACAACACCAGCGTTAAGATAAACCAAATCATTGTCATAAATATTGTCTTTGTTTTTTTCATACCATGCCCTGGCGATGCCAGGGCGCCGACTCATAGTTATAAATTCAGGTTCAAGTCCGTCATAATGAAATTCGGACAACTTGCCAGTGATTTTTTTTAATACGTAACCAGCAACATAAGCAGCTGAATCATAAGTAAGAGGACCAATAGTAGAAAAACCTTTATCCCACAATTTGCAAAGAGAATCAGCAATATATAACTTGTGGGAACGACAATTATAAAAAAGCACTTTATCGGGAAAATCAAAATTGAAAAGTAGCACATGATGATGCGGACGATTATATTTTTCACCGTATTCACCACATTGCAAAAATCGAATACCGTCACCAAATTGCTTACGCAGCCGTTTGAGAAAAAGCTGGATATCGCGCTTATTTAGTGAGCCGTCGGCCGGTAAATGGTAATCATCATACGTCAAAGTAAGAAAACAATTATTGTCATAAAGCGATGCTTCATGAACGCACCTGACCGCCCATTGTCGGGCACGTTCTTTTCGGCAACCAATACATTGACCACAGGCAAAAGTTAAGGGACGGGCACTAAACCCGTCCGATAACTTAAAGGTCACGCCTCCGCCATTTTTCCGCCATGCATTAAGCGGATAGTAACAAGGCATGCCTAAATGCGAAAACCACCGCGCATAGGGCGTGCGCGGAGATTAGCTTTCGCAATACGCTTGGCACCCTTTTTAAACGAACGACGAGAATGAGATTTAGACATTTTGTATCTTTTCAAAATAACACATCCTTTCATTAATACGAAGGAACATAAACATCAAGGGCGAATCAGGAACGGCGAAGTCCTGCGGACAGCTTGCGTGCGTTACGCACGCACACGTTACGCGCGCGCGCGCATCGCACGCCTTTAGTCACCTCGCCTAAATCCAGTTGATTCGCCACTAGCACCGAATGGAACCGGTGCTTGATTAAAATTAAAGCCTTTGCGAAGAGCATCCCAAAGAGAACCTGTAACTTCTTGCTTAGGTAAATTAGCACGACGAGCAGCCGCCTCCAGTCTAAGATTTTCAATCTCCTGTTCAAGCTTAGCGACCATAGCATAAGATTGTGCAGAATTAGCCGTATACATACCGGCCTGTGAAAAAGTACTGCCGATCTGAGCCATGACAAGTTGAGGATTAAGTTTAATAGCCTCATTTGTAGCCAATAAATTTGCAGTTTCAGCACCGAATTTTTTGATCATCTCAGCTGAAACACTTTGAGATACAATAAGATTTTTGATTTCCTCAGCATTTTTGAGTTTTTGAGAGTCATTAAGAGATATACGACTTTCAGACTCACGAACATCTTGAGCAGTCTTGACTTGTGCATTTTTTACCATAACTTTATCAACTTCATCGAGTTTACGAGCAGAATGAATATTGTTAACAACAGAATTAACATCGGACCAAGGATTCTGAGCCTGATAAGATGCACCAGTAGGCGTTGATGCACCACCGTTAGCAGACAATATAGGATTAAGGCCGGCGGCCTTTAAATCCTGAACTTCTCGTTGATGAGCAGTATTAGACATTCTCTCCTGAAAAGCCATCTGTTCACGTGCAGAGGCTTGATTAGCCTCATTAGCCTCTCGTTGCCCTTGGCGGCCGAAAAGGCCGCCAGCAATAGTAGCAATATAGGGCAATAATTCAACAGGCATAAAATCACTCCCTCGGGCAAGGCTTGGAACGCATTACAGCAAGTAATGCGAGAATACCCACCAAACCAAACACCAACAATATACCAGAAAAAGTAACGAGAGCGCCCATATCCATAATCTCACCTCCTAAAAATGATCAACAAGACCAGGCACAGAATAAACAGGCATCGGACGTGCGCAACGATAATAAAAATACGCATCAAAAAGTAAATGTGGTTCAGAAGGAACAGCAATCACACGATCAAGCGGAGGATCGTCTTGAATAAACGTAGAATTAAGAGCAGGCAGAGAACCAAATTCTTGACTCAAATGCCACACATCTAAACTCTGAGCATAAGTAGAACGAAATTGACCAGTGATCTGAGACGGCTTATAACGATATTCCGCATAACGCTCTTGGTAACCGAACACAGAATTATCGGCAGAAGTACCCTGGGCAAAAATTTCTTTATTAAGAACTTCCTGTTCGCCCAAATGGGCAAGCGCAGGCCAATAAAAATCGAAACGGGTCCGACGAGACCACATGCGATTAATACCCTGCTGATAAGTCAAATCAGCGCGGATATTAGCAAGACCAATAATAAGAGTATGCTCAGTAAAAGATTTAGAAAATCCGTTAGCAACATCGGACACCACTCCAAACGCAGCAAGATTACCCTGCGGACTGGTCGCATCAGTAGAGCTGGTTTGCTGAACTGGATGTATATTAATACGAGAAGAAGAAATAGAAAGAATTTCTGGTCGCTGGAGACGAGCATCTGGGGATATCACATTAAAATGAGCCCGAAGAATTTCAGTATAACGAGTACCGCCGCGGGCATCACGCTCATATAAACGCTGGAGCTGAAAAGCCTCACGCAAAGAATTAATTGTGGGAGCAATAGCAGCTGACAAATCAGCATAAATTTGTGGAGGATTAGAAGCAGATACAACGCCTGAGTTAAATTTAGCATTAAGACCACCAGCAGGCAAAACATAAGGAGCAGTCAATAAAGAACCGTCAGCTTGACGTAAATTGCCAGCTAAATTACCAGTAGCAGCACCATCAAAACCACCAATGCCCATAACAGGGGCAGAAGTCCCTAACGGTAAATCCACAGCCGGGCCTTTTTGAGGCCAAGGTAAAGCACCTGTAAAATAATCATGACGTTTACAACGACGAAGTAAAGCATAATCTGAATTGGTATCAGGACCATCGTCTTTATCAACAACGACCGAGTCTTGTAAGACCTCAGAACGGAACCATTCATTCCATACAAGGTTATATGCTCTATGCCAAAGCGATGATACCGACAGACCAGCAACACCTGTCGGCAAACCAAAATAATC